GGTTCAGAAGGTATGGATTTTGATGCTATGACTAAAGAGCATTGTATTAGTTGTGTAACAGCGAATGACCAATCAGAAGCTGATATGCAATCTAGTCTTGCTAGTCAAATAGAAGCACAAAAAAATCCTGCTACTGTGTCAAAAACTAAAGAGTTTTAAGTCTAGATCTACAATTTTACCTTTGTCTAGGGTATAATACTCTTATAGGAGTTTACATTGGCATTAGGTATTACAGCGATTTCACAGTCCCCGATTTCTGCTTTGGGTAGTCAAAGCGTTTTGGTGCAAGCCACAGGCTTGCCTATAACGACTACTATTGGAAATGAAACAGCCTTTACAAATGTAACTGTTGCTGTATCAGGACAACAATTAAATTCTACTACGGGTAATACAATTATTAATATTGGAGTTCCTGTAACAGGCTCTAATGTAACAACCAATATTGGTAATGAAACCGTTACGGGAAGTGCAAATGTATTCCCTTTAGGTCAAAATCTAACTTCAGTTATTAATAGTGTTACTACAACAGCAGATGCAAATGTAACTATTACAGGATTAACTTTACTTAATACTAATATTGGTAATGAGACAGTTACAGGAGATGCAAATGTATTCCTTACTGGAATTAGCTCTTTAATTAGTGCAGCTAATGTAACGATTGATTTAAATACTCCTGTAGATGTTACAGGTCAATCTTTAACCACAAATGAAGGCTCTGTAACCATTGATCTTAATACTCCTGTAAATTTAACAGGACAAGAATTAGATATTGTATTAAATAGTCCATTAATTACTGCATGGTCAAACGTTGATCCAGATGTAACAAATACGTGGACAGAAGTTGATGAGGGTGTAACTAATCGTTGGACCGAGGTTGATATAGCAGCATAGAGGAGTTATAATATAGCAATTATGCCATCAACATATTCACAAGATTTAAAATTAGAACTCATGGCAACCGGTGAAAATGCTGGTACATGGGGAACAAAAACGAATACCAATTTAAATTTAGTCCAACAAGCTATTGCAGGATATGAAGCAATTAATGTAGCATCAGCAGATGTTGCATTGGTAATGTCCAATGCTTCTATATCTAATGCAAGAAATATGGTTCTTAATTTTACAGGAACTTTAACAGCTAATAGAACTGTAACTATACCTAATTCAATAGAAAAATTTTACATACTTAAAGATTCTTCAACTCATGGAGCTTATACATTAACTTTTAAAACTGTTTCAGGTACTGGTTTTACTTTAGATCAAGGTAAAATTCATGCAGCTTATTCAGATGGAACCAATGTAAGTGAAGTTGCATTAAATACTTTAGGTGGAACAATCGGCACAGCTCAAATTGCTGATGCTTCCGTTACGAATGCTAAACTAGCTACTGATTCGGTTGATACTTCACAGTTAGTAGCTGATTCTGTAACTAATGCAAAAGTAGCAGCAGATGCAATTAATACAGATCAATTAGTAAATAATGCAGTTACTACAACTAAGATTGCAAATGATGCCGTTACTAATGATAAGGTTGCAGACAACGCTGTAAATACAGCACAAATTGTAAATGATGCTGTCACGAATGCCAAGGTTGCGGATAATGCTATTGATACAGCTCAAATTGTAAATGATGCTGTGACCAATGCTAAAGTTGCAGATAATGCTATTGATACTGCACAAATAGTTAATGATGCAGTAACTGCTGCAAAGCTTCAAAGAAAATTCACAATAAGCACAGCTTCTCCTTCAGGAGGCAGTGATGGAGATATTTGGTTTAAATATTCATAAGGTTTTAAATGGCTAATACCTATGGCAAAGTATCAGGGACATTTCAAGAAATAGATAATATTTATGTAAAAGTATCTGGTACGTGGCGAGAAGTTGATGAAGCTTATGCAAAAGTAAGTGGTACGTGGCAACAAGTATTTGTAGCTTTTGTAGCTACTAACTTTGTTACTTTATCTTCAGGATCAGGAACCATTACAGTACCGCAAGGTGCTAACGCAATTCATATTCAAGCTGCTGTCGGTGGTGGCGGTGGTGGAGTACGAGGTGCAGACTACGATAAAGCTGGTGGAGAATCCGCTGGAGCAGCTGGTGGTTCTGGTGCTTATATTTCAGATAAAGTATTTAGTGTAAGTGAAGGTGCTAGTCTTTCTTATTCAATAGGAGGCGGAGGAGCAAAAGCAATTGTCCCTGGACAATATAATGGTACGGCTGGAACAGGGGGTACAACTTCTATTACAGGATTATTTAGTTTAACAGGAGGTGGAGGAGCTTCTGCTTCAGGGGGAGCTGTTCAAGGTCCTTTAAGAACTAACACTGCAGGAACAGCAGGATCAGCTACAATATCAGGAACCTCTGTTACTTCTGGAACTTTTAAAAATTCATCAGGAGTAACTGAAAATGTTACTTCTAATACATCGGGCCCTGTAGGAACATTTAATCAATCGGGTAATGGAGCAACGGGAGGCAATAATGGAAACTGTGGTGGAGATAACTGCCGTATTAACGGTTCTACTGGAGCTGCCTCGTTTGCAGGAAATATAGCTGGTGGAACAGGGGGTTCTTCTGTTGGTGCTGGAACAGACGCTGGAAATGGAACAAGAGGTTCTGGTGGAGGTGGTGGAGCAGCTCAAGTTAATGCTGGTTCTACTTTAGGTGGAGACGGTGGATCAGGTCAAATTATCTATAGATTTTTGCGAGTACAATAGTATAGTACCTTCATGTCCAATTTGTCAAAATGGTTTGGTTATCCTATTTATATAACCGCATTAAAAGACTTTGAAAAAATTAATGGAGATATTGTTCCTTTAATTAACAAGGACATTACTCCTACTAATTCACAATGGGCTAGGACAACAGATGTTAAGCCACATGAATTACAATCGATAGATGATAATATTCATAATGATATTCGTTTTGCTAAATTATTTTCTCACGTAGAAGAAGTAATCAAAGAAGCCTTATTATCACAAAAATATAATTTAGACTTGTTTGAAATTTATATTACGAAAGCATGGGCTACATATTCTTTAACCGATCAAAGTCTACATTGCCATAGACACATGGCTAGTCATTTTAGTTTTGTATATTATCCGTACGCAGAAGATCAAGGAGACATAATTTTTATTGACGACATACAACAAAAAATAGGAGTAAATATTCCCCATAAAGATCCTTACTTTACATCTTGGGATGAAAGTAATTTTTCTAATGTTAAGTATCCAGCAAAGACAGGAAATATTATTGTCTTTCCAAGTACCTTATTTCATGAAACAGAAATTAACAAAACAGATAAACCACGTATCTCTATTTCTGGAGATATCATGATTACCATGAAACCAGGTATAAAATCTGAACACAATATACCTTCTCCTGCTACTTGGAAGAAGCTTTGATATGATGTAAAATGGCAGTATGCCATTAGCAAACGTACAAATTAGACCAGGTATAAATAAAACAGACACTCCTTCAGGTGCTGAAGGACAATGGATTGCAAGTGATTTTGTAAGATTTAGATATGGTCAACCTGAAAAAATTGGGGGTTGGACAGCAATAGGTCAGAAACAAATAGCGGGTCCTGCTAGAGCACAACATACATGGACAGATTTAGAAGGTAGAAAGTATGCAGCTATAGGAACAAATAAATGTTTATATATTTATTACGAGGATGCTTTCTATGATATTACTCCTTTAGACACAGCTATTACATCAGCTACTTTTACTTCTACAACAGGATCAGCAACGGTTACCGTTAATAAAGTTTCTCATGGTTTAGATGTAGGAGAATATTTTAAATTTACTTCAGTTACTTTACCAGGTGGAGGAGTTACAGGATACACTACTGCTGATTTTGAAACTAATACATTTGAAATTTTAACCACTCCTACATCAGATACTTTTACTATTACCATGCCTTCTAATGAAACAGGTACTGGAATGTCTGCTGCAGGTTCAGCTTCAATTAATCCTTACGTAGAAATAGGTCCAACTATTCAAACTTACGGTTATGGATGGGGAACTGCTACATATGGAACAGTAGCTTGGGGAACAGGTTCTACAACATCAAACGTTATACTTGAACCTGGAACCTGGTCTTTAGATAATTTTGGTCAAATTTTGATTGCAACGGTTAAAGATAGTAAAAGTTATACATGGAATCCAGGAGTATCAAATCCATTAGATGTTAGAGCTTCTCTTATGTCAGGAGCTCCTACGTCATCTAGAATTACTATTGTATCAGATCGAGATAGGCATTTAATTCATTTAGGAACTGAAACAACTATTGGTAATCCAAATACACAAGACCCAATGTTTATAAGATTTAGTGATCAAGAAAATTATAGTATTTATGAACCTACTTCCGTTAATACTGCAGGTACTTTTAGACTCGACACAGGTAATAAAATTGTAGCTGCTGTTTCTGGTAAAGATTATAATTTAGTTTTAACAGATCAAGCTGCCTATACGATGCAGTTTGTAGGTCCACCTTTTACATTTTCAATTAGACAAGTTGGTTCTAACTGTGGCTGTATTGGACAGCATGCTGTGGTTTATGCAGACGGTAAAGTTTTTTGGATGGGTGTAGGTGGAGGATTTTTTGTATTTGACGGTACTGTTAAATTATTACCTTCATTAATTGAAGATTTCGTTTTCACAACATCAGGAAACAATGATGGTGTAAATTATTCATCTAACGAAATTGTTTATGCTTCTCATAACTCTTTATTTAATGAAATTCTTTGGTTCTATCCATCAGGTACTCCTACAAACAATCCTGC